AGTTTGTCAATGACGGACAACTTGCTATTTTTTGATTTTATTTCGAACTCACGTTAAATATATAAATTCCCATCATATATCATATTAAAAGCAGCCATCTTAATTTCTGAGATGGCTGCTTGTTTTATATACATCTCAATGAAAAAATGCTGATGTCACCATGAGTATGCCAAAGAAAGTAAAATCGGAAATTGTATATGTCAAATGCCGGAATTGCAAGAATGCCTCGGACTTCGGGGATAATTCTGCGTATTGTAAGGCTAAAGGGCATAGAGTGTGTGCTTGTGACAGATATGGGCAAATATGCAATAATTTTTTAAAGAAGTAATTATGAAAGATATTGAACTCTATAGAGATTCATTTCAAAATTTTCGTAGCTATCAATTACCTAAAGCACAATTGATTATAGCGGATGTGCCTTATAATTTGGGTACTAATGCTTATGCAAGCAATCCTTCATGGTATAAAAATGGGGATAATAAAAACGGAGAGAGCGATCTTGCTGGGAAAAAGTTTTTTAATTCAGAAAATGAATTTCGTCCTGCCGAGTTTATGCATTTTTGCAGTGACATGATGGTAAAAGAACCGAAGAAACCCGGTAAATCCCCTTGCATGATAATATTCTGCGAATACGAACAGCAGTTCATGTTCATAGAACTTGGTAAGAAGTACGGGCTAATGAAATACATTCCGTTGGTATTCCGTAAGAACTTTTCCGCACAAGTATTAAAAGCCAATATGAAGATTGTTGGTAATTGTGAATACGGTTTGTTGTTATATAGAGATAAACTACCGAAATTCAATAATGATGGAAGGATGATATTCAACTGCTTCGACTGGGTTAGAGATGATGATAATCCTAAAGTACATCCAACACAGAAACCTATTCCCTTACTTCGTAGACTGATTGAAATCTTCACCGATAAGGGTGATGTAGTTATAGACCCTGTAGCTGGAAGTGGAAGTACGCTTTTGGCTGCTGCGCAATGTGGAAGAAAGGCATACGGTTTTGAGATCGACAGGAATTTCTACAATGATGCTAACAAGTACATTTTATCAAGAATTCAAAAAACATTATTTCAATGAATACCGAAACGCTTATAAAGATACGTGAATGGGAAGCGGAACGCGACAGAAACCTGCGCATCCACTGTCCTCTTGTAGCTGCCAAGTTTCAAAGATGGATTGACAGGGTGAAGAAAGAGGACGATAGACCGCATTCCCAGCCCTGTGACAAGAATTTCAACAAGAAAGCCTGTAGTTGATGCTTCCATGTAGTAAAATTAATTGTACGGCTTTAAAATAGCTTGTATCAAATAGAATAATTGTTAAAAAATACACGATCATGCAAGGAACAGACAAACTGAATACGATAACCAACATCGTATTTGTCCTCACGGACGTTTTAGAAACCAACCTTCTAGAAATGCAGCAGCAATACAAGAAGGAAGGCTTTGAACTCAGACACGATTCAAAAAGAAACTTCAACACAGCCATAGCCGCGATAAAGAGATTGAAAAGTGATGTGAATCATTGCAGCGAATCCACTCTGGAAAACTTCGGCAATGATTCTGACATGGTGAACGCCATGTTGCTCACACTGATTGACAGATGCGGTGATGATGACAACCTCGCTTATAAGATGTACGAATACATTAAATCTTTCCCGTCCAAACTGAATCTAGACTTGGATTTGGATAATGCGTTCAGCCACCTGTTTAAAAAGGAGAAGTTATGAAATCGCAGAAAAATATCTTAAAATCCATTGAAGGTCTGTCCGATATAGAACTATTTGTTATTGATCTCTTTTGTGGCGCCGGCGGTTTGTCCGAAGGTGTGGAAGAAGCACGATTGGATGGAAATAGATGTGGAAAGGTTGTTTGCTGTGTGAACCATGACAAGAATGCCATCCTTTCACATGATGCCAATATCCCTGATGCACTTCACTTTATTGAGGATATCCGTACACTGGAACTTTCCCCGATAAGCACTATTGTAGAACGTATCCGTCAGCTATACCCTGATGCCATGATAATGCTTCATGCTTCTTTGGAGTGTACCAACTTCTCGAAAGCCAAAGGCGGTCAGCCGAGAGATGCCGACAGCCGAACGTTGGCAGAACATCTCTTCCGTTATATTGATGTTATAGACCCTGACTACATTCAGATTGAAAATGTAGAAGAGTTTATGTCATGGGGAGATATGGATGAGAATGGGAAACCTATCAGCATGGACAAAGGCCGGCTTTATCAAAAGTGGGTGCGCAATGTCAAGAAGTACGGTTACAACTTTGAGCACCGCATCTTAAATGCTGCCGACTTCGGTGCCTACACCACAAGAAAACGCTTCTTCGGCATCTTTGCTAAAAAGAACTTGCCGATAGTATTCCCAGAACCGACCCACTGTAAAGGTGGTAGGCAAGATATGTTCTCGCGGCTGGAGAAGTGGAAGCCGGTAAAAGATGTGCTTGATTTCTCTGATGAAGGAACTACCATCTTCAGGGAAAAGCCTCTTGCAGAGAAAACGCTTGAACGTATCTATGCTGGACTTATCAAGTTTGTAGCCGGAGGAAAGGATGCTTTCCTTTCCCGTTACAATACGGTTCGCCCTCAAGACACATGCAAATCAGTTGATGAACCATGCGGAGTGTTGACTACTGAAAACCGCTTTGCAAAGGTACAGGTAAGTTTCCTCTCCAAACAGTTCAGCGGACATCCCGAAAGCAAGAATGTGTCTGTAGAAGAACCGGCAGGTGCAATCACCTGCAAAGACCACCATGTTTTTGTTTCTGCTTATTATGGAAATGGACATAATCATTCGGTAGACCTTCCAGCTCCAACGGTCACAACGAAGGACAGGATGGCTTTAATTGAAAGCCGATTTATGTGTTCTTATAACTTTAAGGATACAGGAAAGGATATTAATCAGCCTTGTCCTACACTTCTGACGAAAGACAGACTTTCCCTTGTATCTCCATTTTTTATGAATCAATATTCTGGAGGTGGTCAGGTGTCTGATATAAACTCGCCATGCCCCGCTGTTACCACAACACCGAAACAAAACTTGGTAACATGCCAGCCGTGGATAATGAATACTGCATTCTCAAATGTAGGTAGCAGTATAGAGGAACCCTCCCAGACCATTACCGCAAACAGGAAATGGCACTATCTGATGAATCCACAGTTCAACAGTGCTGGCGGCTCTGTTGATAGCCCCTGCTTCACATTAATAGCCCGCATGGATAAGATGCCGCCCTATCTGGTAGCAACGGAAAGTGGACGGTTAGCGATTGAAATCTACGACAATGATAGTCCTATGACTGTGAAGATAAAGGAGTTCATGGCACTGTATGGCATAGTGGATATTAAAATGCGGATGCTTCGCATTCCGGAACTCAAAAAGATTATGGGATTCCCTGAAGATTATGTTTTAATAGGCACACAAGCTGACCAAAAGAAATTTATCGGGAATGCGGTGGAGGTTACACAAGCGAGAAAAAATACTGAAGCACTTTGCAAAGTATTGAGAAAGTTGAGATTGAAGAAATCAAAAGAAATAGCTTAATGGAAAATGGAAAACTTATATTAGATGCCTGTTGTGGCAGTAGAATGTTTTGGTTTGACAAATATAATCCTCTTGCCTTATTTGTTGACAAACGTTCGGAAACACTTACGGCCAAGGACAGAGATAAGATTAGGATAATAGAAATAAGACCTGATATAGTGGCTGATTTTACCAACTTGCCATTTGAGGATAGCTCTTTCTACATGGTCGTGTTTGACCCGCCACATTTGAAAACACTTGGCAAAACATCATGGATGGCAAAGAAATATGGTAGGCTTCCGGATAATTGGCAAGAAATGATAAAAAGCGGTTTTGATGAATGTATGCGCGTCTTGAAGCCTTACGGCACTCTTGTATTCAAATGGAATGAGAGTGAGATAAAAGCTGCGGAAGTTTTGTCTGTTATCCCGTTCAAACCTCTTTTCGGACATACTACCGGAAGACAGAGTAAGACAATATGGATGTGCTTTATGAAACTGCCAATTAACTAATAACGGAACAGAAATGAATACAACCTTTGAAAAGTCAGCTAATACCACTGACGAATGGTACACGCCAAAGGAAATTATAGACGCATTGGGAAAGTTCGATTTAGATCCATGTGCTCCGGTTAACCCACTTTGGCAAACAGCAGAAATCATGTACAACAAGAATCAGGATGGCTTAACTAAAAAATGGATAGGCCGGGTTTGGCTAAATCCTCCTTATTCCCGTCCGCTTATAGAACAGTTTGTTAAGCGTTTGGCAGAGCATGGAAACGGAATTGCATTACTATTCAACCGTTGCGATTCAAAGATGTTTCAAGATGTAATATTCGAGAAGGCAACAGCGATGAAGTTTCTACGTAACCGGATTCGTTTCTTTCGTCCAGATGGTACTCGCGGAGATTCTCCCGGTTGTGGTAGTATCCTAATCGCTTTCGGTGAAGAGAATGCAGAGATATTAAGAACCTGTGATATCGCAGGTAAGTATGTTAGAATCAGTTAGCGTAAAACGAGAAAGAAATGAAGAAGATTAAAGATTTAACAATCAAGGTAACTTATAGAGTTGGACTTAGTGATGTTGAAGTCCCTGACAAAGTTTATGATGAATTAGCTAAAGCTTATGATGAAGGTGGGGATGTACCTGAATGGGATAATGAGCTTGAAAATGCAAATGAATGGTTATTAGATAATATCCGACAAGAGGATGCAATGGATTGGGAGTTTGAGATTGACGATTTTCAAGATGAATAATTCAAAATGGAACAGAAATGAACGATGCACCAGTGTGAATATTGTTGTTGGTATAATGGTAGATGTGGGAATTGTGATTGTCCTACAGCTATGAAAAGACAAGCGTGTGAAAAAGCTAAAAACGCCAAAGAGTACAATGAAAAACCTAAAATAAAATAGTTATGACCGAAGAACTTGTAACATTAGAAACAGCGAAGTTGCTGAAAGAGAAAGGGTTTAATGAACCATGTATGATTGCTATGAATATTGAAGATGGTAGACAATATGGTACTAATAGAACAAATAGCGAGTTACCAATAAAAGTATGTTCCCATCCTACTCAATCCGTTGCACAAAAGTGGCTACGTGAAACCAAGAACCTGCATATCGAAATATCCTATATGTATGAAAACTATTGGACGTATGATATACTGACAATTCCGAGACATGACTTGATAGGATTGTCTGACAGGCCTATTATCCGTTATAATACCTACGAGGAAGCACTTGAAGCAGGATTACAGGAAGCATTAAAACTTATATGATTATGAAAACAATATTATTTACAATTATATTTATTATCGCCCTATTATGGGTTGGCGATCTAACAATTACATTTAAGCCGTTTTCCATCTCGTTGCCCGGTTGGTATAAGCCTGTAGGTATCCTTCTATTTTTTCTGTCAATGACGATATATACTATAGGGGAATATACTAAAGGGTATAAGCATGGTTTCGATGATGGGATAAAGGAATGTGTTGAAATACTTAAAAAGAAAAATCCATGAGCAAACTATACAAAGTAACCATTTTCGGGGAATCATTCTTAATCGGGTGGTTCCCTTTTTCTTCACGCTGGTATAACAAGCTAAAGATAATCAAATGATAGTACGTCATTTTATAAGAGTTCCGGTTGGAAGTACTGTCTATTGCGACAATCAGCCGGTTAAAATACTGGAGAAAGGATATGCCCTTGCTCTATGTGATGTTAATGGGAAACGGGTATATATCACTTGCTATGATTTGGAAAAGAAACCATTCGTCAGCACGAATGGGGAAGAATGAAAAAGAGCCAACCCACGCACGACCATGAATCAGCTCTTCCTTACACGATTATGATGCAAATATACTATTTACTTTTAAAATAATCGTGTTATGGAACTGGATTTTAACAAAATAATTCGCCTTAAAAAGATTAGAATTGAGAAATCAGAACTTTCAGAAGAAGAGAATGCCTTGACTGCCCCGATTTTGAAAGACAAAAGCCTTATCCATGAAATCTACAAAATTTTCGTTGAGTTGCTGAATGAGAGGGGATGTCCGCCGAATATTGACAGTGTGACCCAGCGGAAAAAGTTCATTTTCATTATCCTGTATTTGTTTTCTCCAAGCTCGCTTGCTGGTGGAAAAATGACAGCAGGGTTACGTGAAGAGATGTCAAGGGTACTTGGGGTTCAGTCCAAGAGTACAATTTCCGACAACTGCGCTGATGTCGTGTTTCTCTATCAGAACTATGGGGATTTCAGCGGGGATATAGAGTATCTTTATACCGAAATCGTAAATCGGTTAAGAATCAAAGGGCTAATCAATTAATGAGCCGGGGCTTAGTGCTCCGGCTTTTGTTATGTGTACACGGTGTTAAAAGTAACAAATATGTTATTTCTTTCTTCATCTTTGCTTGTTTTATTGTAACAAATATGTTACTTTTGTAGTGTCAATTAAAAATGTTCTTTGATTTTATGAAGTATTCAGAGTTTTACAAATTGATTGAATCAGCTGGCTGGACAATCAAAAAGGGAAAGAAACATTATAAATATGTTCATCCCGACTTTGACTACTTTATTCCTGTTGGCAGACATCAGTCTCAAGAGATACCCAATGGTACTCTTGACAGTATGTTGAAAAAGGCAGGGTTAAAGAAGTGAAAGGACTGCACCCACTTCGGTGGGTGCTTTAATTGACGAATTTAAAATACACGATTATGAAGAAGATTAAGGCAATTATTGAAAAGGCGAATGATGGGGGTATTTCCGTATATTCGGAGGATGTGAACGGAGCGTACGGTTTTGGGCTTACAGAGCAGGAAGCGAAAGATGATTTTATGTCCGTACTTGAAGAGCAGGCTGAATATTATAAAGAAAAACATGGAGACTTTCCTGTGTGGTATAAGTCTGGGTATTCTGTTGATTACGTATATGATTTAAGCGGATTCTTCGAGGCATTTCCTTTCATAAATGCCAGTAAGTTTGCAAAGGAAATTGGCATGAATGAATCTGTCATGCGGAAATATAAGGGAAAGATTGTAACTGCTTCCGATAAACAAAGAGCTCTTATACAAGAGAGATATAATAATCTTCTCAGAAGAATGGAAGCTGTCAGATTCTGATATTCTAGCCGTGAGGCTCTGATATAAAATCAAGAACTAATTGACAACAGAAGGCGCATCGTTTTGGTGCGCCTTTATTGCTTTTAATGAGGTTATCAATGAGTAAGCCGGAGTTTAATGCTTTGGCTTATTTCTTATTTGTAGGGAGATATAAATAAAACCATATCAAATTCAGACACTTTGTTATCTGGTAGTGGGTATAATATTCTTTTGTCAACAATAAAGTGTTTTGTCCCACAATCAGTAATAATGGTATCTTCCCCACTAATAAAGGCGGAAAAGTCTAATATGTCTCCAGGAAGGGGAGCTACTTGTATAGTGTATTCATAAGACATATTCCAATTCATATTAGATACATTGGAACTAAGAACAAAACAGCATTTGTACTTACCATTAGAGTCGCTATCAAAAAAACTACAATTTCCATTATCTTCCCCAATTAGTTTTATAATAGAAACGTTTAATGCGTCGGCTATCTTCTTGATAGTATCCAGTGAAGGATATGATTTGCCGGTTACAATGTTGCTAACGGCAACTTTTGAAATGCCTATTTTTTCAGCAAGCCATGCGGATGTAACGTTACGCTCACTCATAAATTCTTTAATTCTCAAATCCATAAACTCTACTTTATTAAGATTATTCCGCAAAGTAATGCAAACTTTATCAAATAGCCTAATATTGATAAAGTTTGGTTTATTAAATAATCTTAATAGATAAATAAAACTTTATCAAAAGCATTGTAATTGATAAAGTTTGCTTTATCTTTGCATCATCAGAAACGAAGTAATAACAATTAAAAGATATACGATCATGGCAACAAAGAAGATTGATGAAAAGAAAACATTGAAGTATGCAGTAGCATTCTACTTCTGTACATCAGGCAAAATAAACTTCATGTTAGGCAATAAAATGTATCAGCGTATAGATACTGTTTATGACCAAAGAGAAGATGGTAGAGGCTTCAATACTTGCGAGGTCGTTTACAATTACAAGGCTCAAAAATATGAGGTTTTGAATGTAGATACAGAGATAGGCAATAAAGAAATTACAATATTATAAGTTTAACCAGCAGGGCGAAAGCCCTGCGCAATATAGAAGGATATGACTAAGAAAGAATTAATTGCAGCACTTGCAAATGTAAATGATGACGCGGTGGTATTGTTTGGCACGAAAGAAATTCAGTTTTTCGGTGCATTTGCTACACAGGTATATATTAACTGGGATAGTAATGAGGTTCTTATAGCCAATAAGCACACAGATGCCACAACACCAGTTTACTGCGAGTTATTACATGAGGATAAAACGCATTAACATAAATCGGCATGGCGAAAGCCCTGCGCAATATAGAAGAATATGAAAGAAAATATATTTTTAAAAGCAGTTATAGAAAAACCGTTATTGAATAATGAACCAGAAGTTTTACACCTTTTCGTTCAAATTATCAATGAAATAACTTCTTGTATGTCAGAAGACGAGTTAAGAGGCTGTATGAACTCTTTAATAGTAAGATACCCTTATTTTAAACTGTTTTTCGATTATGGTTTCGGACATAATCATATGTGGGTGAAAGCATCAGGTTCTTTAGAAAGATTGATATTGGTTGAGTTCTAATCCGGTAGCCTTATGGCTACCACAATATACACGATTATGAAAGCAGATTTAGTTTTAGTTATCAGCCCTGAAGCCCCACTGATGAAGCAACTGGGCAAGGTATTGGGTAAGATGGTAACCCCTTATGACTTCTCTACTATAGAGAGGGGTGAAAAGTACATCACCATACAGCATGATGAAACAGGGCTTGTAGTGGCTTATACGAGTGAAGAAAGATTGAACGTAAAAATGAATTAAGAATGAAGAATGTATTAGAATCTTTGAAAGAAAGTGTCAAGAGTGGCAAAATCACAATCAGAGAGGCAGCTATAAAGCTGCATAAAGCAGGGTGGACGAGTTTTGTAGACGTGGATAAAACGAAACAATTACTTGAATTATGAACTCAATAAATGTAAACGGTTGCAGCGTATGCCAGCCCGGCAAAGAGAATTACACTACCTACAACACCAGGTTGAGAGGTAAAAGAGTGAGAATGTACCAGTACGATTACCGTACTGAAAGTGGTGAACTCTTTGCTTGTTGTGCGCCTACCTTAGAGGCGTGTAGAGAAAGACGGGATAAATGGCTTAGTTCACGACAATAAGCCAATTGTCGTGTATAACGATTGAAGATATTTCGTTATCTTTGGTTGTGGTAGTACCTTTGGGGTACTATCGCGGGGTGTAGCAGTGGTAGCTTTTCACTTTGACTTGGTGAAGGTCGGTTGTTCGATTCAGCCCCCCGCAACTATTGAGTATTAATTAAAAAAATGACACGATTATGAATGTATTAACATTACAGATTAAAAAAGATAGTTTTCAATCTATCTTAAAAGGTGAACAAGACATAGAACATAGATATGTTTACCCCTCAAATGTTACAAGATATGTATATTTTGAACACGATGGCAAAAGATACAAACGGCAAGAAGATATACCAAATGATGATAAGGATGTGGATGTAGTACCAATAAAGTATGACGCTTTGGTTCTTATAAATGGCAGACGAAAAGATGCGCCACGTCTTACGGTGGAGGTTAAGAGTGCTGAATTTATCATTTTTACAGATGAAGATGGTAACGACCAAGTATTTGAAGAAAACGGCAAAGAATATCTTGTTTGCCAAGTATGGTATCATTTGGGTAAGATACTTAGTACAGATAATGTTTGATTGTTTAATTTTAAAATTTATTAGCTGAGTCGGTAGTACAAGGAGAAGAATTAACAGAACAATGGGACCGCGCCGTAATATGAACGGTGCAGGGGCTGGTGGTAGATTGGTTGCCAGACGTGGCGGTGAAGCTGGTACAACGCAGTTAGGAAATAGAGACCAAAGACGGTATGACTTACGTGTTGCCTTTGGGGTTCGTGGAGCAAATGGTTCAAATGGTTAGCCTATGAACAAGTATGCCCTTACAATGCAGATAATACGCAGTGTTCGTGATAAAACGGACACTGCTGTGTTGTTTTATTCAGCCGGTGGTAAAGACGGTATAGCTTTATTGGATATGCTTGCAGGTGTATTTGATAAGGTTATATGCTATTATATGTACCTCATACCAAATTTAGACCATGTGCAGCCTTATATCAAATGGGCAGAAAATCATTACAAAAATGTAGAAGTACGCAAAATTAGACATTTTCAGCGTGACTATTACGATTTCTGGGGCTTTTTTCGTGAACCAGATAGTTCTATAAAGCCGAGAAAGATTGGTGAAATAGAACAATTTGTAAGAGAAGAGACAGGCGTCATGTACGGATTCAGCGGAATGAAAGGCGTAGATGGCTATATGAAACGGATGCGTTTAAAGAAGTTTGCTAAAACCGGCTATGTAACAGATAAAGGCATGGTTTATCCTCTTGCATTGTGGACAAACAAAGAAGTGCTTCAATATATTAGGCAAAGTGGATTGATACAACCTTTTATCTATGATGCAAACGCTATAAGTCAAGGATTTACTATTGATTTAAATACGATGCTATTAATGCGTAGTAAATATCCCAATGATTATAAACGCATTTTGAAAGAGTTCCCATATTCCGAAAAATTAATATTCGATTATGAAAGAGAACAAAATAACTCAACCGGAAAGTAGAGAAATACAGCGGAGTGATATAAACTTCGCTAACTACAATCCTCGCAAAATAACACAAGAAGCAAGAAAGAACCTGAAAGCAAACCTAAAGCGTGTAGGGTTGCTTGGTGGTATCGTATGGAATGAGGTTACTGGCAACCTTGTTTCTGGTCATCAACGTATTTCAGTGATAGATGAAGTAAATAAATACAATCCTGACACGAGAACTAATGATTATTTGATTCGTGTTGAAGTAGTTCACATGGACGAAAAAACTGAAAAAGAGCAGAATATCTTTATGAATAACAGAAGCGTACAAGGCGATTTTGATTCAGATATGTTAAAAGATATGCTTGATGGAATTGATTATAGCCTTGCCGGACTGAATGACTTCGATTTGAATATGCTTGGAATTGGTGATTTGGACTTTTCTATTAACGATGATATTTGGAGAAAGGAAGATATATTGGACGATTCATTATCAGCCATAGATGAAGCTACTAAAGAAGGTAAAGAGAATAAAGACATTAACCGTTCCAATAATTTTTATGAGGATTCAAAAGAAAATCAAATTGTACGTCACAATGAAGTGCAAAAGATAAAAGACAGAATTAGCAACCAAAATAGCTTTGAAAAGGATAACGGAATGTTAAGCTATGTCGTGCTGTCTTTTAATAGCCCAACAGAAAGGGCTAATTTCATGAAGATGTTCGGTTATGGATTTGAAGAACGATACATTGATGGAAAAGAATTTATGGATAGAATAGAATTTGGGGTAGAATAATGGCGAACGAACAGAATTTAACGCAGAAAGGCAAACGCATTAGCACAGAGAGAGCGCAGGAACTCGCAAGACTTTCGGCTGAATCGAGAAGACAGAAAAAGGAACTTGTGAAAACCGCAAGAGAGTTTGCCATTGCTGCGTTGAATGCTGAAACTACAGATGATAAAGGTCGGAAATACATTGTAAAGGATGCCATGATAAAAAAACTCATAGCGAAAGCTGTGGGTGATGCAGATTTGAACGCTATAAGGTATTTATTAGAACTTATCGGTGAATCTCCTGCTGATGAAAACCAAAAGATTGCAAATGCTGATATTCCAACAGACATAGAGCATGGCATCAACATTGATTCCTGGATTAAAGACAAGCTGAAATGATAGTACCTCAAGAAATTTACCATCCATTATACGAGGATAAGGAAAAATTTATAATTCTTATCACCGGTGGGCGTGGTAGCGGAAAGTCTTTCAATGCTTCTACTTTTATTGAGCGGTTGACTTTTGAAATGACTCCCGTAGAGAAAATAGTTCATCAGATTCTTTACACCCGTTACACGATGGTTTCTGCCGGTATGTCTATCATCCCCGAAATGATGGAGAAGATAGATTTGGACGGTACCACGAAATATTTCAAGACCACAAAGACGGACATAGTCAATAAGATGACTAAGAGCCGTATCATGTTCCGGGGTATCAAGACTTCTTCCGGGAACCAGACAGCAAAACTGAAATCCATTCAAGGCATTACGACTTTCGTCTGCGATGAAGCGGAAGAGTGGACAAGCGAAGATGAGTTCGACAAGATAATGCTCTCCATTCGCAAGAAGGGTATTCAGAACCGGATTATCATTATAATGAACCCATGCGATTCCAATCACTTCATCTACAAGAAATACATTGAGAAAACTCACAAGCTGGTAGAGATTGACGGTGTGCAGGTTCAGGTTTCCACTCATCCGAATGTGCTCCATATCCATACTACGTATTTTGATAACTTGGATAACCTTTCTCCTGAGTTCCTGAAAGAGGTGGAAGATATGAAGGTGAGTAATCCTGAAAAGTATGCTCATGTGGTTATCGGCCGGTGGGCTGACGTTGCAGAAGGTGCTGTGTTCAAGAAGTGGGGAATTGTTGACGAGTTCCCGGCTGAATGCAAAAAAGTTGGCATAGGGCTGGACTTTGGGTATAGCATGGACCCCACAGCGATAGTTAGGTGCGGAATATGGGATAATAGACTATATCTTGACGAAGTAGATTACCGAACCGGATTGCTTTCAACCGATATAGTCAAATCGCTTAGACCCTGGGGCATGAAAACTATTGCCGATAGCGCAGATCCGAGATTGATACAAGAAATCCATAACGGGGGAATAAGGATATATGCCGTCGAAAAAGGTGCTGGATCAATCAATGCAGGAATTGACAAAATGCAAAGTCTTGAAATTTTCGTAACCAAGCGTTCATACAACCTGCAAAATGAGCTGAGGAATTATGTATGGGATAAAGATAAAGACGGAAGGTATATAAACACTCCAGTGGATGCAAACAACCACTGCTTTCGTGGAGACACACTGATTACTACCATAAATGGCGATATTCCTATCAAGGATATTCGGGTCGGGGATTATGTTCTTACACGAAATGGTTATAAAAAAGTGCTTAAGAAACACAATAACGGAGTAAGAAAAGTAATTGAAAAAGAAGTCTTTATAGGCTTTGAAAAACGAACATTTTTTGCTACCTTAGAACATAAATTTAACGCAAACGGAAAATGGAAGAAGTACGGAAAATTAACAAAAGGGGACAAGTTGTTTGTTCTATCGAATTTAACGGGAGAGTGTACAAACGGTATCCAAATGGGAAACACCCCAATTATTACTATTGGAAATTTGGACACGGAAACAAACAGAGCGAGATGCTGCATCATGCCGTTTACAAATTCTATCATGGGGAAATTCCGAATGGAAAGATTATCCACCACATTGACCACAATCCGCTCAATAACTCGATTGAAAACCTTGAAGCGGTTTCAAGAAGTGAACATAATAGGCTACATCCGGAGAAAATTGACAATATTGTCAGAATGGGTCTTAACACAAAAGGCGCATATACAAAATCAAATTGGAATCAAAGAAGAATTAAGGCAATTGCCCGATTACAGAGCGAAGAGAGAGTGTGCGAGCAATGTGGCGGACGATTCACAGCAACAAATGTTCATCAGCGATTTTGCTCAAAGAAATGCCATCACAAATGGCAGTACACCTCGCCTAAATGTACGACAGAAATGGTGTGCCAATACTGCGGAATCACATTCATGGGGAACAAGTATCTTAAGCCCAAATGCTGTTCAAAAGAATGCGCACATAAACTGCAAGCAAGTAACAGACGTAAAAACAATAAGTGAAAGCTATTGCGAGGTATATGATTTGACCATTGAAGGTGAACATGAATATTTTGCTAATGGGGTTCTCGTGCATAATTGTATAGATGCTGTACGTTACTATGTATTGGGTGAGCTTCTTGGTAAGATTCAGAAGCCGAAAGATTTAACAGGAATATTCACACATTAAAAATATAAACTATGCCATTGAATTTAGAAGAAATATTAGCATTGCCTGACATCGGGCAGAAGATAAACTACCTGAAGAAAGGTAGGAAGACTGAACTTCCCGACCGTTGCAAACTTTGGGATGATTGGAATCCGGAACGACATGAAATCATGGTTGACAAAAAGAAATATCCGGACAGAAAGGTTCTTGAAAAAGAAGCAGAGAAGCACTTCGATGAAAAAACGGGTAAGACTTATGAAATCGAAGCAAAGTATAAGACTGAACCGGTGAACCGTATCTCCATTCCATTGGAACAGGATATCGTGAACATCCAAACTGCTTTTACAGTCGGCACAGAACCGTCTATGGATTGCACTCCAACTGATGATGATGAAAAGAAGCTGCTGGATGCGGTAAAGGCTGTATTTAAATCCAACAAAATCAAATACCAAAACAAGAAGATTGTCCGTGCCTGGCTCTCCGAACAAGAAGCGGCAGAATATTGGTATGTTACCGATGATGATTCGTTTTGGGCAAAGTTTTGGAAGAAAGTTAAGACTACGTTCGGTGGCAAGGTCAAGCCCACCAAGAAACTGAAAAGCGTGTTATGGTCTCCATTCAGAGGTGATAAACTATACCCGTTCTTTAACGACGAAGGTAAAATGATTGCTTTCTCACGTGAGTATAAAAAGAAGCTCATGGATGATTCGGAGGTCACCTGCTTTATGACTATCACGGACAAAATGGTTTATCAATGGGATTTGTCTAAAGGGTATGAAGAAAGAACGCCTTTTGCTCATGGATTCCCAAAACTACCGGTTCTTTATGCTTATCGTCCTGAACCTTATTGCAAGAAGATAAAGACATTCCGTGTCCGGCTGGAAAAACTGTTATCTAATTATGCTGATTGTATAGACTACCATTTCTTCCCACTGCTGAAGCTAATTGGAGATGTAGAGGGTTTCATGGGTAAGGTTAAGGATAGAATGGTCAAACTTACAGGTGAAGGTGCGGATGCCCAGTATCTGACGTGGAACCAAGTTCCGGATACGGTACGTTTTGAAGCAGAAACACTCACTAATATGGCTTATGATATGTCAAACACTCCAAGAATATCGTTTGAGACATTGAAAGGCATAGGCAAGGCTTCCGGCACTGCTTTCCGCTTCATGTTTATGGGTGCACATATGGCGGTAGAAAATCACGGTGAGGTTATCGGTGAGTTCTTGCAGCGGAGAGTAAATTTCATTGTTTCCGCTTTAGGCTCTATCAATCCAACCGAGTTTAGCAAGGCATCGCAGACCATTGACATAGAAACAGAACTGGTTCCATATATGATTGATGATTTGAATGATAAGGTTACTACGGCTGTCTCCGCTGTTAGTGGTGGTGTATGGTCAAGACGTGAGGGCATTATGTTTGCTGGGAACGCGGATCGCATTGATGAAGAGCTGAAGGAAATCAAAGAGGAACAGGTGGCAAAGAATGAGCAAATCGGAAATAAGGGACAGAAAAACGCCTCTTAGTCAGAAAAATTACGGGATTTATAATTTTTTGATAGGGAAAATAGGATAGTTAGTGGTGACTCTTTGGAGTTGCCGCTATTTTTTTGCTCTTTAAATTGTAAATATTAGAATATAATTTTGAATTATAGAATTATATATGTATTTTTGTCACACGATAATTGAGTAACCAATGAGAATATTTACCGAACAAGCATTAAAAGAATATGCAGAGAACCATCCCGATTCAAAGGTCGCTTTGCAAGAATGGACTACCATTGTGAAAAGAAGCAAGTGGACCTGTTTTGCCGATATTAAGAAAACGTTTAATAGCGTTGATAATGTAGGTAATCAACACTATGTTTTCAATATCAAAGGCAATAACTATCGTTTGGTAGTAGTGATTAAATTCACTATTCAGTTTGTGTATATTCGCTTTATTGGTACTCATAAAGAATATGATAAAATAGATTGCGCTAATATTTAGGATTATGACAAAGATAGAAAATCAAGCCCAATATGAATGGGCGGTGAAAAGAGTAGAGGAACTTCTTCCATTAGTGAAAGATGATACTCCTTTGAATGACCCAAATAGCATAGAATTGGAGCTTCTTTCTAATTTGGTTGCTGATTATTCCGAAGAACATTTTGCATTGGGAGAACCAACACTTGTGGATGTTCTTAAACTTCGTATGTACGAAATGGGGCTTAATCAAAAATCACTTGCAAAGTTGGTTGGTGTCAGCCCATCACGATTAAGTGATTATATATCTGGTAAATGTGAACCAACCTTGAAAGTTGCTCGTGAGATAAGCCGGAAGCTAAATATTGATGCAAATATAGTGTTGGGAGTATAAGTATAAGTTTTTGTCGTGATATATTTTAGGCGTGATTCATTCGGTTTCACGCCTTTTTTTATACCATTTTACGACAATCGTTTTATTGTCGTGTATCACCTATCTGATAATTTTTCACCTTCTTTATAAATAACGAAATTTACCGTAGAAATTTATAAATCAAATTCATACGGTATGACAATCTTAGAACAAATCTTGGCAGGGCTACAACAGAAATTCGCTGGGGTGGACACTGCTATTCTTACCCGAATTGCTACTAAGAAGGCAGAGGGTGTAACGGACGAGACAAAGGTAAACTCTATTATTGAGGGTATCAGCTTTTCGGACGTGCTTAATTCCTATGGTGATTTCCGTGCCGGGGATGCTTCAAAAACGGCAGTGACTAACTACGAAAAGAGGCATAACCTTAAAGACGGTAAGCCAATCGAGACTACCACTACTACCAAAACGGAAGAGAATAAAGACGATGTGCCTGCATGGGCGCAAGCTTTAATTGACTCCAACAAGAACCTTTCTGAAAAGCTAACACAGTTTGAAACGGAAAAGGCTCAAGCAACACGTAGCCAGCAGATTTTGGCAAAGGCAAAGGAGTATGGTATTCCCGAAAACTACGCCAAACGATGCGCCATTAAGGACGATGAGGACTTGGACGCATACTTCAAGGACTTGAAGCAGGAGTTTGCAAATGACGGCTTTAAGGGTGTAGTTCCTCCAGATACAGCAAAAAAAGAACTGGAGAATGAGACTCAGGCGTTTGCGAAAATGATTGCAGACGACACTAAAGAAATTGTAGAACAACAAAAACAGTGATTTTATGGCAGCAGGATTTAAGTATAATCTTGAACCGGAAGTTGAGCAGGAAGAACGCTACGACGTAGAAACCGGACGCAGACGCAGAGGTCCATACAAGTTGGACACAACCAATCTCGTTGTCGGCTCGTACTTGCCCTCATTCACACCGATTGCAGCTGACTTGGTGAAGAAAACATCCCAAGTGGCTATCCGTGTGGAAGTATATGAGAAGTTTACGACAGGCTCCAATACCACATTGAAAATCAAGAAACGTTCTTTGGCTTACAAAGGTATGCACTTGGGTAACGGTGCGCATGGAGCGACAATCAACGCTATTGACAAGGCTGACAAAGCTTTTGATAAGCTGACGTTAGCGGCAGACTTTGGAGAAAATCTAGAAGCTGGAACAGTTCTTTACGAAGCGACAGCCGCAGACGGTACAACGCCCAAAGTTATCGCAAATTCAGCTCTGTATGAAAGGAAGCAGGTAGAGGATGGCATAGTATTGGTTTCCCTTTTGATGCGTGCGTTTGAAATCGAACCGACCAAGCTGGTAATGCCTTTCGCAGATATTGACAAGGCGAATATGCCGCACTTCCAGTTTAACGCTTTGGATGTCAAACAAGAAAAAGAAGCCGTATCTATTCCTAAGGCTTCTTCTAGTCAGGACGGTTTGATGAGTAAGGAAGATAAAGCCAAATTGGATGGGGTTGCAGCACAAGCTAACAAGTATACTTTAACAGCAGCTACGACTTCTGCTCTTGGAGGTGTAAAGCAGGCAGCCAAAGTGAATGATGCATCTGGTACGGTGTCGGTAGAAAACTTTAACGGATTATTGACAGCGTTGAAAAACGCAGGTATAATGGCAAAATAAAGAAAGGAGGACTAATATATGATGCTAACTATTCATACATTGTTTAATGACCCGAACATTGTAAATGCAGTGATTCAGCGTGTCCTCAAGACAAGAAAGGACACAATTTATTGGCAGCAGTATTTGGGCTTCCGTAGGACTACTACTCGTGTATTTAAAGACTACATCGGTCAGGTTACTGGTGTGATGGCTGGTTCCATCAACTCCCGTTATGGCGAAAAGCCTATCCGTGAACGCAGGAATATCGGTTCCGGATATGGTGAGATTGCCTATTTGGGTGACCGCTATCAAATCTCAATCGACCGTTTGTCTGACTTGCAGGACTTGATAGATAAGTATAATGCCGCCAAACCGGAAGACCAGAAAGCAGCCATGCGTGAAATCGTGGATTTTATCTATGACGATTATCGTCAGGTACTTCTTGCAGCCCACAAGCGTATGGATATTATTGTAGGCTCTCTGTTGATGACTGGAGCAGCAAGCGTGAAGAATAAGGACAAAAACGCAGGAGGTGTTGAATTACTGAACATCGACTTACCCTTCAAGTTCATCAAACCGGGCACTGAAGATAAAGACCATTTTATCACGTACTTGCAGCAAACACTTAATGAATTGAGAGCTATCTACGGTACATTCCCGAAAATGATTATGAGCCGTGGCACATTCGTCAAGAATATTATCGGTTCAAGTGAATTTGGAGATAAGTTCAAAATGCAGCTTACAGGCAATGAAATGTATATGTCTACCGGGCTTATCACCTCGCAACTGGCTTCTACCATTTTTACAGGTATCGGACTTCCGGCTATTGAAATCAAAGAAGATTATGTGGTAGACCAAACAGGTAAGAATATCCCCATTTATGCAGATGGTCGTATTTCCCTGCTTCCGCAGGATAAAATCGGTTATATGCGCTTCCACACTCCTTATGAAGCTGTGGATGGTGTACCGGGACGTAATTACACTCAGGCAGATGGCGATATGCTGATTTCAGGTTACAAGGACGGCAATGGTCGCTATCTGGAATACGCAGCCGAATGGATTCCGCAGATTGCGAACCCGAACCTGATTGTGAACTTCGATTTGAGTGAGATGAACGCATGACAGTAAACGATTATATATTACAGAAGTTTCAGACCTTCGGCGTTAACTTGTCGGAGGCTGACCTTTTCGATATATGTCTGAACGCAAAGATAAGCGGAGGGGGTGAGATGAACGAGGATTGCCAAACACGGGTGTCGGTGGCAATTGCGAAGTTCATCCCCTCTCTATTGCTTCGTGCCACTTCCATCAGCGAAAGCGGTTTTTCTATGTCTTGGAACATTCAAGGCATTAAGGATTACTATTCATTTCTGTGTAAACAGTACGGTTTGAAAGACGAACTGGGTAACAAACCTAAAGTGACTTTCTTATGATATTCGCTCCACACATATTGCAGGTAAAAGTTATCACCCCGATGGATAAGGACGAGTTTGGCAGACCTATTCCCGGAACAGGTGGTGAAAGCTGGCAGGAGGTGTGCAAATGCCGTTGTGATGATAACACTACCAAAGAGTTTTCATCTGATAACGGCTCTGTGTATCGTCCGAATTATCATGTAGTATGTGAGAAAAGAATTACTGTCAAGGCTGGTGATGAAGTACGTTGCATGGATGGTGATGGCGTAAGAGGTCAAGGCGAAGTCTACACGGTAAAGAGTACAAACTACTTTAACTACTCGGAATTATGGATGTAGATTTCGATTTCTCAGATCTCGACTCCTTTTTCGATGAAGGAGAATGGGAGGTCGAAAAGAAGATGATTGATGTAGGCGATGAAGCCGTGAAGTACGCGGAGGAACATGGCGATTATCAAGACCACACACTCACTTTGAGAACGTCCAATGATTACGATGTCGATAAAGACGGTTTGACGCTGAAAAACGAAGCGGAATACGCTTCATTCGTGGAATCTAAGGGATTTGATGTTTTAAGTAGTGCCGCTTTATATGCGGAGAAACGATTAAAAGAAGAATTTGAATGATAGTAACCACCGACATAGGAAACATCCTCTACCGGGATTGCAAGGCTTTCGGGATAGGTATAGTGCCAGCAGGAGAAACACTGACGGGTGAATTGACCTCTGAAAGAATCGTTATCCACACGAAGAAACAACAGCCGGGAAAGTATTGGAAGAAATCTTTCGCAGAAGTGAATCTATGTGTACCCAATTTAAGCGAGGATGAAGCGAACACAATCCGGCTTAACGAACTTGAAAGAAAGGCTGACAAGCTGCTTGATGATGTAGTAAGCACCTATGACGGTACAACCTATCGTTACTCTATCGAATCAATTGGCACGGAAGCGGATACAGCTTTGAAATGCCATTACGTGAATGTGAGAATTTTATTTGAAGTAATAAATGTAAAACTATAAGATTATGATTTCAGCAGTAGGAATAAAAAGAATCTTGTTTGCCGATATTGATAAGGTAACGGCAGACATTACCCCCGAAATCGCAAAGACTTTGATTCAAGCCGCTATCAAAGCGAAAGATGAGGTTTTGAACGTACATGGGGAAACGTGGCAGATTGAGGAAACGGAAGCCTCTGTCACCGGGTACAAGAACCAATTAACGGGAAAGAATTACCGTTACGATGATGTGCCGGGAGAAGTGTCACCAACTTTCTCTATCGGACAGTATGATTGGAAGACAAAGAAAGCGTTCATGGGGGGCGATGTTATTCAGGCAGCATCTAAAGATGTGGGTTGGAAGCGTGCTTTGGATAAAGTGGTCATCAACAAAGCATTGTTCTGTCTGACTGATGATGATGTCTGGTTCATCTTCCCAAAATGCCGTATTGTTTCCCGTGAAGCCAATACGGATAAGGCAATTGCAATCGCTGTAAAAGGCTTGGTGCAGGAACCGGGAATCGAAGGTGTTTCTTCTGAGTATAACTATGAAGAAGGGCAGATTAAAGCTTTGCAGGCATGAACTACAGTAACCATTGTACCTACTCCTTCCGATGCGACCGTAAAGCTGGACGGTGCAACGGTCAAGTCAAAGCAGGTGAATGCTGGGGCTACCGTTCACTATGAAGTGTCGAAAGTGGGGTACGTCACTCAGTCAGGAGATATTAAAACCACTCCTTCTGAAGTTGATACCACTCTTAAAAAAGAGATAACATTGGTAAAAGCACAAGAGTGATAACCGGGGGATGGATATATACCATTCCCCCTTTTAGTTTAAGAATATGAATCAAGCAGCAAAAACGGTTTCTGATGCTTTGTTAGGGCTGGATTTCATGAATGTGGAGATAGGAGGGATGGTTTATACCATTAAACCTCCTACAATTAAAATTATCTGTCGTGCCATTCATCATTTTTCCAATATCGCCCTGCGAGGAGATAATATCATGGAGGCTATTAAAGAGCTTCCTGAAGCTACTGAAGATATGCTGAAAGGTATTTCATGCTTCATCTGCGGGAATGATAGTTTGGTCAAAGAATTGGAGAACGGCACTTTTGAAGAAGTCAAAGATGCCTTGGAAGTCTGTTTCTCTATGATGGATATTTCGGCTTTTCAGTGTGTCAGCTCGATGAGGAACGTGTCGATGCTGGCAGCAAGACCGAAACAGTAGGAAACACAACGTTCTTCGGGCAGATAGCCCATTTGATTGACACGCTTCATTTGAGTTATACAGAAGTGTTTGAGGTTATCCCTTATAGGAATCTGTTGATGATGCAACGGGATAAACTTCATACCGTAAGTGGTCAAAAGGTGAATAGAATCAGCGGTAAGGAATTAGCTAATCGTAGGAAAAAGAAATAGATATGGCGAAATTATATTGTTTAACTTTTAAAATTTTAAGCTGAATCAAAAGAAGAAAAAGTTTAGATGATTTATCGGCACAGAGATGGAGATTAGCGCAGACTAACATTTCTGATGCAAGAATGAAGAGAGTTAATGCCGCATATCGGAAGTATGCTGGCAATATTCATTCTCGTGTAGGTAATTTCGGTGAATTAACCGACAGACAGTACGCCCGTAAGTTCTCGCGTAGGTCTTATGTGGGGCTGAATGGTGAGTAAAGAAAAAGCCGGAGAAATCCGGCTTTAACTAAATAACTTTATCATGAGTAGGATCGTAAGTCATTTCTCTATTCTTTTTTTCTATACGAAAATCTTTTATTTTTGATGAAAGTGATTTTTCTAGAGTTTGTTTTGCTTTGCGGTACGTACCATCGTTTGATGGATGCCGCGAACTAACAATAGCTCCTATAACTTTTTTATCTTTTAAATACCCTTGATTGTAGAATAAGTTCACTGTATTGCCAATTTGCGTTACAGCATGTGCTATATCTGTTCCCTTTAGTTCTACAAAAATATAAATACAATTGGAAGGCGAAGTTGGTGTATATACAAATAAATAGTCACACTTTCTATGTTTCGATGAACTGTCAAAATAACCGTCAATTTTTATTTTGTCAACTTCAGAAACCTGCTTAGATACAATAGTGAATTTACTTTTATTCTCGCCAACAGTGAAACGTGAAGTACATCTACATTTAGATAACTTATATTTGTCATCAAAAGATGTAGTGTCCGTAAATTGAGTTTTTCTTTCAAAGCATTTACAACCCATCTCTTTCGATATTACAAAGTTCATCAAAAATATGTCCTAGTTCGTTGGACGCTTCGTCAATATATTCTGCGCCTAAAGATTTAATGTCAGTATCTCTTATGTCTTTAACAGTTCCATTTGAATGAAAGAAATAAGAAGATACATCATCAAAATCAATCAGAGCCATTGAGGGAATGAGTTCTTTTATTTTAGGTAAAACAAGTTTTTTGTTGTTGCTTTTCTTTAATACTTCTTGTGCAAATATTAAATTATCTACTACTGATAATACATAAGGGCTGTGTGTTGTAATCACAATACTTCCATTTGACTTTCTCATTTTTCTCATAATCCAATCAATTAGGAAATGTTGAGTAGAAGGGAATAAATTTAATTCTGGTTCTTCTATAACTAACATTTGTTTTTTCTTGCTTTCAACATACTGATTAAATACAGTCCATAGGGGAATGATTGATTGAATTCCACTTGAAGCTTGGGATAACTTTAATTCCTTATGCTCATTTGTTAAATATATAGTATCGCCATTATTATTAAAAGATACTTGAATATTTAGTATGTCTATATCAATATTTTTGTATTGCATTCTAGCTTTTTCATATAAACTTCCAAAATCCTTTATACAATCAGGAATACTAGCTCCTGCCTGTAATAAAGAGAATATGCTATTAGAAAATGTTGAAATTAACAATCTTTCAGCTGGTATGTATACAGGAATACACTCTTCATAAATGACGCTCATCAAAAGTGGCTTAATGAAGTTTGAGAAAAATGCATTTTCTTTCTTTAGCTTATCGTCTTTTATGGAATTTTTTAGAGCATCTATTAAATCTTTTAATGACGATTCACTTTCTTTTTTTTCTATAAATTTTAATATGAAATCATAGGACTCAGATGTGTTAGCCATCTCCATGAGATCTGCATCTTTATAATTACTATGGAATTTATTTAATTCTATTTCCCAAATGTATTTTTCATTACGATATTGAATTTTTGTGGATGAATCGAATGAAAAATTTATATTGTATTTTTCTAATAAGTTGGTGAATGCTTTAAAGTTTCCTTCTTTGATAGCCCAAAATATAGAATTGTTGAATATTGCGATAAGCTTTGCAATTGTACTCTTTCCACTTGATGTATGACCGATAAAAAAATTATATTTTTTTATTTCAATATCAGCAGATTTTATAGCTCCGAAATTTATTACTTTTAGATGTGCCATTTTAATGATTTTGAGTCGTTTCTTAAAAATAAGAAAATATTCAGCAGCAAATATAGCTATAAAATTATAGTTATAACAAATAATGCCTTCTTATTCTCATTGAACAAAGAGATTATGAGTAAAGTTCTGGATTTTGGTTTTATAATTTTTCCGCTAACTTCTTAATATCATCCTTACTATTGATAACGTGAGTGCTATCTCCTATGCGAACAGCTCCTATAACTTCATCGGAAGATTTTTCAAAAAGGTCTGAAACTTGAACATTCAAAGCAGATGCTATTCGTTCTAATACTTCTACTGAAGGATTGCCATTTATGTGTTGACTTAATCCTACTCTGGATATTCCCATCTTATCAGCAAGCTCTTGAACAGTTGTTCCTTGCTCTTTTATAACTTCTTTTATTCGTAAAGCCATAACTATTCTAAATTATATTTTGTGCAAATATACATACTTTTAAATATGTAAAACGATAGCTATTCTTAAATTGAGTTAATGTAAAGCGAAATATTTCTATTTTGTTTGATTATTTAAAGTGAACGGTTTACATTTGCATCGTGGTTATAAAACGATAGATATATGAAACGCTACAACTTATCTCAAATAATGAAAGACGCTCACCGCTTCTACAATAGCCGTTCAAGAATGGGCAGAACTTTTGGCGAATGCCTGAAACTCGCTTGGCGTTGGGCGAAAGACGCTATCAAGTTTGCAGAAGAAAGAGAAGTTAAGATAAAGGCTATGTTAGCCAACCAGAAGCCGGTAGAGCGTACATCTTACAATGATAGTAAGATTACTTGGTCTGACTGCTACAATTCAAATAGCCGTGGGTATATGGGTTCTCAATATTGTGGTGATTAAAGTCAGAGCAAAGTAGAAATGAAATAACTCAAAATATAAAGATTATGGAAACAATAGAACTAAGAGAAAGCGATATGTGCAGAGCTAAGAATCTCAATCGCAAAAACGGTTACGGCTTGGATAGCAAACAGATGATGCACCTTATTAACAATCATAAGAAAGGTGATGCGTACAAGCGTGCTTTGATAGAGTTTCGCTTGACTGATATAAACTTTCATCGTGAAGTCGAAATGCTAATGAACGGCAAGTATGATGAATTGAAAAAACAAGTAAAACAGTGGTAAGCAAAGAACGCACCACCTTCACAGGCAACGCGCTCGAAATAGTATAAACACATAAATATAACGAATATGAGAACAGAAATTATTAAAATGGAAAATTCTTCTTCATGTGAAATTGATTTGATTGAAGTAAGAGATGGACAAGCGGTAACCTCTTCATTGGTGGTTGCCAAGTATTTTGGCAAAGCACATAAAGATGTATTAAGGGCTATTAAATCATTGGATTGTAGTGAGTTATTTAACCAGCGCAATTTTGCGCCCGTTGAATATGTCGATAAAAAAGGTGAAAAAAGACCCATGTACTATTTAACTCGTGATGGGTTCACCTTTTTGGCTATGGGGTTCACTGGCAGGGTGGCTGCACAATTCAAAGAAGCGTACATTAACGCCTTTAACGAAATGGAAGAAATGCTCCGCAAGAATGATTGCACCAAGTATGCTGAAAAGATATTCAAATCCGAACTGAATTGTTTCAATAAACGGTTGAAAGAAACAGCAGCAAAAATAAGAAGAGAGAATGGGGTCGGATTTGGTATTTATGGTGAGATACAGGCAGGCGTATATGATTGCGACAAATTGCCTTTCCAAGAAAGATTGCGCAATATATTTGCCCAAATAAGCAATGCCTATGTAGAAAGTTATTATTTGGCAGGACACTATATAAACGCTGATAATCAAAACAAGCAGATACGCAAGTTGATTTCTGATTTTGAAGGGAAACTGGTAGAGGGATTTAGAATATATCCAAGCATATAAATACGATTATGAACTTCAAAACAAGACCACCGCCAATAATTGCTACCAAATGAGAGATTAAAAACATAGTTATAAATCAAAAACAACAAGAAAATGAGTAAACGATTTGCTATCGCCATTTTACCCAAAGAGAAACAGCAGGGGGGGGTAAAGTACGGTTTAAAGATTGAAAAACCTTCAGCATTGGGTAATGTGTATGGATTGACCGAAGAAGAGCTGAAAGAACTTCGTGGATTGATAGACAATGTATTGACTAAATAAGTATGAAACATATGAAAACGAGACCACCACCAAAAACTTCACGACAATGAAACGATTGTCGTGTTATGGTAAAATAAAAATCTCTCTCTTACACGATTATATAATAAGTTTGCAAACAGAAACAACGCAGCTATCCTCACAGCTGAAAATATAACCCCGCCATTGGTAAGAAGTGAGGAGCTTGCCTTTGGTGGGGTCTAATTTTTTAAACTGTGTAAAAGTATGAATAATATTCAGATTTTCCAAAATGAGCAGTTCGGAAAAGTAAGAATCGCGATGAATGAGAGTAATGAGCCTTTGTTTTGTTTGGCAGATGTTGCAAAAGCCCTTGGGTATAGCAGACCTGCCGATGCTGTAAATCAACACTGTAAAGGGGTCGTTATTTTGCCGACCCCCACAAATGGCGGTGTACAAGACATAAAGTACGGCAAGGAAAGCGAGGTTTATCGTTTGACTATGAAATCTAAATTGCCGGATGCCGAAAAGTTCCAAGATTGGGTTTGCGATGAAGTTTTGCCCTCAATCCGCAAACATGGTGCATACATGACCAGCGATACACTTGAAAAGGCTTTGACCTCACCCGATTTTCTGATTCAGCTTGCAACCAACTTAAAAGAAGAAAAACAGAAGCGTATCGAAGCCGAACAGAAGATTCAGAAAGATGCACCTAAAGTCCTTTTTGCCGATGCCGTTTCAACTTCTCAACGTTCTTGCTTGGTTGCTGAATTAGCAAAGATACTGCAACAAAATGGAGTGAATATCGGTCAGAACCGTTTGTTTAGCTGGATGCGCGAGAATGGTTATCTTTGCCAAAAGGGTGACTACTACAATCAGCCAACGCAGAAAGCTATGAAATTGGGGCTTTTTGAATTGAAGAAAACCACCATCACCAAGCCGGACGGCTCTGTATTGGTCACTACTACTACCAAAGTGACTGGTAAGGGGCAAATTTACTTCGTAGAAAAGTTCTTAGGTAAAGATGCTGCTTAAATAATAATGCGCACCTCGTTAAGTCGGGGTGCGCTATTAGTTACTTGGGAATAACTGATATAAAATCCCAAATAGGATTATTTGATATAGAAATAATCATTCCTTTTTCAGAAATCAGTTCATTTAATTTTTTATTATTTTCATCACTAAAAGAGTCTTCTCTATTTAATATAGACATTTCTTGTTTGCAGATAGATTTGAACCTCTGAAACATGATGAAATCTGCAATATTGACAGCTATAAATACCGCCAATATTGTGATAACTGCATACTTTATCCTTTTTTTCATATTGTATAATTGTTTTAGTGACAAAACTACCCCAAAAACATATTCCGTCAAACTTTCTCACGACAATTCTTCCATTGTCGTTCTTTTGCAATCTCTGAAATAGCAAAATAAGTTTCCAATATTTACCTTCACAATTATTTTACCACAATAGCCCGATTGTTGCATATTTCACTGAAAATAATCATCTTAAAATTTGGCTATGCCGTAACTTTAACAAGAAAAATGGACTTTAAAGGAGATATTTCAGGATTGGAAGAACTTATCCGGCAAGCGGAAGATGAGTATTACTCAAAACTTATTGAGATAGGTAAGAATTGCATTCGCATTGCGCAAAACGCTCGTGGTAGTAATGGATTGAAAGAATATCAGAATCATACTTTCAACTTGCGTAATGCTCCGGGGGCTTGCGTTGTGAAAGATGGGCAAATAATATGGATGGAAGTAGTAGCTGACACTTCACATCCTGAAGCGAAAAGCGAAACGGAAAATCTACTAATCTATTCAGAGAAGCCAAAAGACGGGCTTTATTTGGCGGATGGTATGCCTTATGCTTCATTCGTTCGTTCAAAAGGGTATGATGTATTAGATTCAGCAATATTATATGCAGGTAGACAAATAGAAAAAAAATTATAGATATGGCAGGCATTATTTCAAATGTAGACAGTGATGTTCAGAAGTTGCGCAAACTGAAGAACGAGATAGAAAATGTCAAAAAAGCATTGATGGGTATTAATATTAAAGTGGATATTGATATAGCGAAAGGATTGCAATCACAACTTACCTCTTTGCTTGGGCAATATGATGTATTGGTGGATAAGATTGCGGCAGCGGAAGGAAAGATTATGCTTTCTGTCAGTCGAATCAATAAAGCAACCGAAAAGATTGTCAAAGCACAAGAGGTTGTATCTAAACCTACGGCTGATCCGGCACAGAATGGAGATGCTGCAAGGCAAACAAATACGGCTGAAACGGAAAGTGTTCGGGCGCAAGCAAAGGCTTATGATGATTTAAAAACCGAAATAAACGGCATTCTTGGCACAAGAGAAGAGAACATCAAACGAATGGTAGAGGAAATGAACGCTATCCGTTTGATTAATGCCGAAATCAAAAAGATAACAAAGTCGCAAGGTGAGTATTCTTCTTTGTCCTCTGCGCAAAGAAAACGGCTTGAACAACTGAACAACTCCCTGCTGACACATAAGGAGGCTTTGGCAGAGGTACGGCAAACTCTGAACAATAATGTCAAGTTGGATAATGTTGCCGCCACTTCTATGAAAGGACTGTCGCAGTCTTTGTCAAGGATGAGAATTGCTTATCGTGAACTGACGGAAGAAGAGCGTAATTCTCCTTTTGGAAAAGAACTCCTTGCTTCTATCAATCAGGCTGATGCAAAAATTAAGGAGCTTGATGCGACAATAGGCAACCACCAACGCAATGTAGGTAATTATGGCAAGCAGTGGAACGGACTTAGTATGTCTATCCAACAAGTAGGACGCGAACTTCCTTCTTTGGCTTACGGTCCGAAAGTGTTTTTTTCTGCCATTTCTAACAACCTTCCAATTTTAGCCGATGAAATTAAGCGTGCACGTATCGAATATGATTTGTTGAAAAAATCGGGGCAGTCTGCTACTCCGGTGTGGAAACAGGTTGCCTCTTCTTTATTCTCATGGCAGACTGCATTAACGGTTGGTATTACATTGCTTACTCTTTATGGCGATAAGGTGGTGGATTGGGTTGCAGGGCTGTTTAATGCTAAGAATGTCATGAAATCTCTTGTTGATATTCAACAACAACTAAATGACGTTCAATTAAAAGGAGTTCAAAATGCTCAATCCGAAATAACAAAGTTGGAATTATTATATAAAGCTACTCAAAATGCTTCAAAGCCTATTCGTGAAAGAAAAAAAGCTGTTGATGAGCTACAAAAATCATATCCTGATTTCTTCAAAAATCTTTCAGAAGAAGAAATTCTAACGGGAAAGGCAGCTGACGCTTATGCAAGACTTACTTCTTCGATTATTGCATCTGCACGTGCGAGGGCTGCACAGGATAAAATGACAGAGAATGCTAAAAAAATATTGGAAAATGAGGCTAAAATAACAGAAGAATATGCTAAAAGAGAAAATGCACAACTAAAACTTGACAAACAGATTGAATTAAGAAATAAAATAGACAGAGAGGCGAATCCCGATATGTATGCAGGTCAACAAATGATGGTTGGTGCAGCTTTGGGTAAGGTCGAAGAAATAGATGAAGGCATTGCTAAACTTAGACGTGAAATATACGAGCTAAATAAATCTCAAAATGAATTAACACAAAACATAGATGTTAATGATTTGATATTCAACCCGAATGAAGATTCTTCAAAGATTGGTGAAGAAGAAAGGAAAAGACGTCAAGAAGAAGCAGAGAAATTATTGAAACAACAAGAACAGCTTTTCGAGGAACTTCTCCAACTCCGTTTCAAAAACCAGCAAGATGAAATCAACCTGATGAGAGAAGGCACGGAAAAGAAGTTGAAACAGATTGACCTTGATTATCAGAAACAGATTGATGCGATAAGAAAACAGGAAGAAGAATGGAGCAAAGCCGGTAACGGTAAGCTGACCGACAAGCAGGCACAGAAAATTTCAGAAGCTTATACCAATGCCGAAAGTATGAGAGATAAAGATATTTCCGATGTAACTGAAGGACAGCTGAAAGCCGAACAACAGGCTTTGAACGACTACTTGAAAGAATATGGCACGTTCCAGCAGCAGAAATTGGCTATCGCCCAAGAGTATGCGGAAAAAATAAGGAAAGCACAGGAAGAAAACGGTGTTAATAGTGCACAAGTAAAGTTACTGGAGAAACAACGTGATGTTGCCATACAGAACAAGGAAACAGAAGCCATAAAAGCCAATATAGATTGGGTTACTGTGTTCGGTGAGTTTGGTTCCATGTTTTCCGACATGATAAAGCCCGCCTTGGACGAAGCGAAAAAATATGTACGGACTGACAAGTTCAAGAACTCCGATCAGGCAAGCCAGAAATCATTGATTGACGCCATCAGCCAGATGGAAAAGTCTTTGGGTGGTACAAGTGGAGTCAACTTCAAGAAACTTGGAGAGGATGTAAAAGCCTATCAAATAGCAGAACAGAATCGTATCAGTGCCATAGGGATTGAAACAGCTGCTTTGGAAAGACTAAAGAAATCACAGGATGATTACGCCAAAGCGCAGAAGGGCGGAACGGAAAGTGAGAAACAAGCCGCAGCAAACGCTCTTGAAACAGCACGGCAGAATGCTGACATTGCATCCGCCAATGTGAAGACACAGACTGATATCGCCAATCAGGCCCAGCGTAATGTGACTGATACCGCCACCAGACTGAAAGCAAGCATGGAAAATTTGTTGGGAGGCTTGCAGCAGATTTCATCCGGTGGATTGTATAACGCATATAGCGGAATTATCAAAACCGTGAACGGATTCAAGGATGTCATAGGAAAAACGTCAGAATCTCTTAAGGAGGTCCCCATTGTCGGATGGATTCTGTCCATCATTGACGTACTCAAAGACGGATTAAGTGATCTTGTCGGTGGTCTGCTTGATGCTGTTCTGAACGCTGTCAGTGGAATTATCGGTGATGTCTTGTCAGGGGATTTGTTTGTCACAATCGGCAAGTCATTGAGGAACGGCATAGGAAACATCCTGAACGCAATCTCATTCGGAGGCTTCAACTCCTTGTTTGGAATAGGTGGAAACGCCAAGGAAGTACAGGAAACGATAGACAGGCTGACGGACAGGAATGAAACTTTGCAAACGGCCATCGAGAATCTGACTGACGAGATGAAGGCAAGCAAGGGAATGAAATCGGTTGAATCTTACAGGGAAGCTGTAAAGTATCAGGAGGAAGTCAATAAAAACTATCTGCAAATAGCAAAGAAGCAAGCCGGATATCATAAGAGCCACGGCAGCTGGCAGCATTATCTGAAATGGACGGATGAAATGCTGGAACACGCAAGAAAAGCTACCGGCATGCAGGATTTCTCCGGCACCGATTCCTTGTGGAATCTGACCCCCGAACAGATGAAGGCTCTACGGTCAGACGTATGGTTATGGGATATCATGGAATCTTCCGGTAAGGGAGGTTACGGTGAGCGTGTTACCGACAAGCTGGATGATTATATAGAGCAGGCAGGAAAACTGGAAGAACTGACCGACAGTCTTTATGAGGGCCTGATCGGAATGTCATTCGATTCCATGTATGACAGTTTTATAAGCAGTCTGATGGATATGGAGAAGAGTGCGGAGGATTTTGCTGATGACATATCCAAATATTTCATGCAGGCGATGCTGTCAAATGCCATCGGTGAACAGTTTAGTGACAAACTGAGGACATGGTATGATAAATTCGGTGAAGCCATGAAGGATGATGGTACGCTTGACAATAATGAGCGTAAGGAGCTGATGGATGAATACATGGGTTATGTGGACGAAGCCATGAAGCTCCGTGACGAGCTTGCCGCAGCAACCGGATATGACAAGATTTCGCAAGAATCCTATTCTCAATCTTCTTCATCAAGAGGGTTCGGCACTGAAATGACGCATGAAGATGCAGGAGAGTTGAACGGTAGGTTTACAGCATTGCAGATTACAGGAGAAGAGATAAAGAATCAAAATATCATTCAATCTCAATCACTTAATCTACTGACAGTAAAAGCAGATGCTCTACTTTCCATAAATACGGAAACAAGAAATATTGCTGATGATACGCGGGATTTGATAGCGCAATCCTATCTTGAATTGGTACAGATTTCAGAAAATACAGGGGCAATCGTCAAACCTATTCAACAGATGCAAAGAGATATAGCAGAGGTTAAAAAGAATACAGCAAAATTATAGTTTATGAATGAATTATTAATTAATGGCGAAAACGCTTATACAACATGGGGTGTGAGAATGGGAGAGGGGTTTCTTGATGTTATTGGGGCATCCGCTCCCATGAAGGATTTTATTGAGAACAAAAGCCGACTTGAACATGGGAAACGGGTAATAATCAATAATCCTAAAGTCGATGAGAGGGAAATAACTCTTTCGTTCACTATCGAGGGTAATTCTCAGTCTGACTATCAAGCAAAGAAAAAAGCTTTCTTTGAAGAATTGTATAAAGGTGTGGTTGATATTCAAGTTCCGGCTAACAGTAATGAGATTTATCATCTGATTTATCTTGGGAAAAGCGTTGCTTACGCACAGAGTTTAAACCGAACTTTCGGAAAAATTTCAGCCAAGTTTAACGAGCCAAATCCGGCAAACAGAAGCTAATTCACGACATTGGTTTTATTGTCGTGTATGTGAGTGCTCAAAATTGGGCACTCTTTTTTTTATCTCCGAACTTTGAAGACATGGAACAAATCGACATCAAAGACATATCCGGTGCTATCCTGCTTACAACTTTGATCAATGAAGGCTGCAAGCGTAAGTTCACTCTGATGAAGGAGGACTACATCATGTTAAAGTTCTCCTTAGAGAATCCCATATATTTCAAACTTGGCTCATACGTGGAATGTAACTTCGGATTGTTCGAGGTGTGCGACTTGCAGAAGCCCGCATTCAACACCAATACCGCCGGCTACGATTACGAATTAAGACTTGACGCCTACTACTGGAAATGGAAAAACAAAATCTTCAAATATACCCCGGAGACGACCGGACAGGAGGCGTCCTGGAACCTGACCGCTCCGCTTGACGTACAAGCCGGTATAGTCCTTAGAAATTTGAAAGCTCTTGGTTACACATACAAAGGACAGGATTTTGTTTTCTCCATTGATTCCACAGTCGAAAACAAGTCCCAGTTGATGAGTTACGACAACATCAACATCCTTGACGCTTGTTTTGAGATGGCGAAGAAATGGGATTGCGAATGTTGGGTGACTGAAAACATCATCCATTTCGGGCGTTGTGAGTCCGGCGATGCGGTGGATTTCGAGATCGGGAAAAACGTGCAGGAAATGTCACAGTCAGAATCCCGGTCCACTTATGCTACCCGTATCTACGCTTTTGGTTCCACCCGTAACATACCGGCAGACTACCGCCCCATTGACGAGACCGTGGTTGTGAACGGTGTGGTGCAGCGCAGGCTGATGTTACCCGTAGGCACTCCGTACATAGACGCTTATCCTGATATGACCACCGAGGAAGCCATTGAACAAGTGGTTATCTTCGATGAAGTCTATCCCCGAAGAACGGGCATCATGTCGGATGTCACCACTATCGAAGTGACGGACAAGGTGGAGAATGAGGACGGCACAACCACCGAGGAAAAATGGAATGCCTACCGCTTTAGGGACACGGGTGTTAACTTTTCCGAGAAATATATCCTCCCCGGTCAGGAGCTGAGGATACGTTTCGCGTCCGGGCTTCTCAACGGTTTGGAGTTCGCCGTGAAGTTCAATCCTGAGGGAAAGCCGGAGAAATTGGAGGATGGCGGATGGAACCCTGAGGCACAGCTTTGGGAGATAGTCAGGAATGAGGACTATGGCAGACCGCTTCCCGGTGATGTGCTCTTTCCCCAGGATGGAGATGAATATGTGCTTTCCGGCTGGGACAGCACGAAAATAACCGAACTGGGGCTTGTGGGTGCCGCCGAGCAGGAGTTGAAGGAAAAGACTGAAAAGTACGCTGCCAAATCCAAGATAGACCCGAGTACCTATGGCTGCACGATGATGTCAAATGACGCATACCGTGAGGATGGCATTCACAACCTCTACAGCATCGGTCAAAAGGTCAACCTTATCAACAAGGCTTATTTCGAGAACGGAAGACAGTCAAGGGTTATCGGATTTGAATTCAATCTTGACTATTCCTTTGACTCACCTGTTTATACTGTCGGGGAAACCGCCGCCTATTCCCGTATCGGGGAGCTGGAGGAAAAGGTTGAGAGCCTTACCCTGAAGGGACAGACCTATACGGGCGGTGGTGGCAGCGGTGTGTATGTGATCGGAAGCCACGACTCCACCCCTGCAACAGACCATAACGTGTATTCCGCATTGCGCTCGCTGATCATGTTCATGCGCAAGGACACGGAGGAACGCACCGGTTTCCTATTATCCCTGTTGGGCGGAACCGTCATCAAGAAATACGCCAAGTTTGGTGATTTCGTTACTGGTGTATCAGGTGGTTACATAGACGAAAAGGGCAATCTTGAAATGGAAAGCGGTGTATTTCGTAAGCGTTTGTTTGTTCCTGAAATAGCCTATAACCGTACAACCTATTTCAAAGGACGTATGGTAAACTCCCCCGGTGGTGGTTGTACCGTATTGTCATACGTGGATAACGGCGATGGAACCTACACCATCGCTCCCGATCTGACAGATGCGGACGGATTGAGCCAGTTTGTTGATGATATCCTTACCACCTATTTTGTGACTAAGAATAGCGAAGGCAAACTGAACGGTTTTGAAGAAATGAAATTCCGTGTGACTGCCGCAGATTATACAGCCAAGAAGTTTACTGTCATTCCCCGTCCGGGGCATTCTGACTGGAAACCTGCCGAGCAGATGGTATTGGCACAAACAGGTAACTTTACGGACCCGGAACGTCAGACTTATATACTTATTGATTCCGTCAACGGAAACAACTGTATTACATTCTTTGACAATGCCAACACTTGGGACCCGGAGCCGGCACAGATGCCTGCGTGGTTCGGCAAGAAAAAAGGCATGACTGTAGCCGGTATTAATGCGGACAATTACTCAGCCGTTCTTCAAAACATTATCATGACTGGGCTTATCTTCCAGATAGATGAGATAACGGGGAACAAGGTTCGTGTACCTTTGGACAAGGGTGAATGGGTTGCAGGTAAGTACGCCTACTATGACCGGGTGTCACATAACGGGGCTTTGTGGTTGTGTGTTGATGATAACGGAACGACAACCGAGCCATCAGATGATAACCCGGCATGGCTGAAACAAGTGGACAAAGGAGCGGACGGAGCGACAGGTCCGCAAGGTGTTCCCGGAACGCCGGGAAAGGACGGTGTTACTTACTATACATGGATAAGATACGCCGACAACGCACAAGGCGGAGGTATCAGCAATAATCCTACAGGGAAAGCGTATATCGGATTCGCCTACAACAAGACGAGTGCGGTGGAGAGCAACACCCCTTCCGACTACACATGGAGTGAGATAAAGGGTGAGCAGGGTGTTCCCGGTGCACCCGGAGCGGATGGAAAGACCTATTACACATGGATAGCCTATTCGGACAATGCGGACGGTACGGGCATGTACCAACAACCGAAGGATACTACAAAATATATAGGAATCGCAGTAAACAAGGAAACCGCCACAGAGAGCAGCAACCCTTCCGATTATACATGGTCGTTGTTCAAAGGTAAGGACGGTGCTGACGGTTTGTCTGTAATAGGTGGCGGTCATTGGGAATCCTCTAAGACCCCATACGAGGTCAATACCATGGTCACTTTGGCGGGCTGTGTTTTTATCTCCAAGGTGAAAACATCCAATCCTCCGATTAAAATTGCAAGGTTCAGGAACGGCAATTATCGAAAGAAAAAGGATGGCGGTTATATCCTTGCCGGGAAATCAGCCGACTGGACCGTGCATGAAGACTGGGAGATGCTGCTGGACGGTCGTGAACTTAAAGGTGAGAGTATCACCTTCTTGGGTGAGTTCGCATCCCATCCGTCCAATCCCAAGGAGGGTGACAGCTACCGAAATACGGCTGACCATTGTACTTACATATACCGGAATGGTTTGTGGATGGTCATGGTCAAAGACGGGACTGACGGTAAGGACGGCAAAGGTTACGAGTGGATCTACACCCGTACCAACATCATCGGCCTTACCCCTGACAAGCCGGATTCGAAGCAGCAGGATGATTATATACCGGAAGGCTGGACAGATGATTTTCTTGGCGTGGATGCAGACCATCAGGTGGAATGGGCGTGCAAACGTGTGAAGCGTGATGGAGTATGGAGTGAATGGAGCACTCCGGCCCCTGTGCACCGTTGGAGTAAGGACGGGGAGTCGAATATCATGGCCGACCTTGACAATGAGATGGTGAGCGTCGCTCTTACCAGTACCGGTGTTACTACTTCCGCACAGTCATGGACTACCCATGTATCCATGTGGTACGGTACCGAGAAACTCACCCTTGAGACTTTAACAGTCAGCACGCCTGCCGGTTTCACGGCAAGCACAAGCAAGGCCACCGGAGCGGTGGCGATATCCGTCGCTGCCGGAAAGTCGGTTCCGGAACAGAATACGGTCACCATCACACTGGCTGCAATGAAGAACGGGCAGCTCTATACCCGTGAACTGACTTTCAAGATAACCGGTGTCCGTGGCGGGGCGGACGGTTCCGATGCGGTAATTTATAGCCTTGTCACTTCGGTCACGATGGTCAGCAAGAACAAGAACGGCGGTTACAGTGTAGCTTCGGTATCCTGTCGGCGTATGAAGACAGTCGGTGCAGTCACTACGGCCACAACGGACGGGGAGTTAAAGTACAGTCGTGACGGTGCGGCCGAGGTTCCCATCGGTGATGGTGTCGGGGTGGCTTCCGGTAATTTTACCAGTAGCTTGAAGTTCGTGTTCTACGTGAACGGTCAGGCGGTTGATGTCGAAACTGTCCCGATGGTTGTGGACGGCAGTGACGGAAAGGATGGTGAGAGCATCACAGCAGCCGGTCATTGGGAATCCGCCAATACTCCGTATGCCAAGAACAGTACAGTATCGTTTGCCGGAGGATCTTACTTAAGCAAGGTTGAAACCTCCAACCCTCCGATTAAAATCGCCAAGTTCAGAAACGGCAGACTCCGCAGGAAAAGAGACGGCGGATACATCCTCGCCGGCAGATCTGCGAACCGGACGGTACATGCGGACTGGCAGGAGATGGTTGCCCCCGTCGGACCGTCGGCATCCTACTGGCTGGACAGTCCTGTCAGCGTGATCAACTTCACTTCAACAGGCACGCCATCCCCGTCTGGATTCCTTGTCACTTGCAAACAGAATGTGGCAGGCAATGTAAGCACGTGCAGCACGCTTTATCTGGCAGCCCGCAAATACAACGGAAGCTGGCTGGCTCACGTAGGTGCTACCCTAAGCAATCAGATATCCGTTCCAGCGACAGCCGGATACACCCAGTTTGCCGTCCGGGCTTATAAATCCGCGTCGGACGCAAACGCATGGAATAATAATTTTGTCGCTGAAAAAGGGGTGGGTGTTGCAAATGATGGTTCCATAGGAGCGACAGGAGCAACAGGGGCGTTTCCCCGTGACAGAGGCGTATGGGCTTCCGGACAGACTTACGTCTGGAATGCGGATTACCGGGATAAGGTCATATATCTGATAGGGGGAGTTTATTATAATTTCCTTGTAAAAAATTACGGCGCTTCCGTTACCGCTGCACCCACATCTGTCAACGGTGATTCCAATTGGGAAGCTATGCAGAAGTTTGTGAATATCGCCACTGACACCCTGTTTGCCGATGGTGCGAATGTAGCCGGCTTCATGTTCAAAGACAAGGTTCTCAAATCTTTTAATGACAAAGGTGAAACTCTTCTTATCAACGGTGTAACCGGGTATTTTAAATGTAAGAATGCAGAGATTACAGGAACAATCACAGCGGATAAAGGACGTATCGGTCCGTTCTCCATCGCTTCGGGAATATTGTCCTCAAAGATCCTTTATGAAAATGAAACAAATAAATACGTCGGTTTCAATTTGTCTGCCGGACAAATTGAGTTTTATAACGAAAGGACATTTGCAAACGTAAGAATCGGGGGAAACACGCAGTTTGTCACCATTGAAGGGATTAAGTATGATGCTGGAATTGACATACAGAGTCCAAATGCCATGATCGGAATGCACATCAAGACTCCGAGCATTCCTCTATTCGTGGAGGGAGGTAACATTTTCCTTCATCCGAACAATGACAGCTATGTTTCTCTTCGTGGCATAGTTGGCAACTGGAGGAATATCTCTGTTAAAGCTTCATTGAACAACAACGATGATAATGTGATGTTTATTAATAGAGACAATATAGAAGTGACGCTTCCTCCGGATGTTCCGGGACATACTATATACTTCAAACGTATGAGCGGCGGAGTAAGATTGACAGGAGGACGGATCCTGCCTGCTCCCGGAGGACAGGAGGTGTCTTATATTGATTTGGATTTTGCATCCGGCTTCATTAAGTGTATGGGTAATTATTGGGTTATGTTTTATTGCGGATAATTTAAATATAAAGTATGAGAATAAATTTTGCACAATTCCCTATTTATGATGGGATTAAAAAAGAAAAGCTTATAGCCAGTAACATCACTGAGGCCTTCGGTGACTGGATATATAAGAACGTAGCGGGCTTGAAGGCGCATCTCCTTGCTGAGAAGATATTCAAATCTACTGCTGAAGGTGTCGAGATTGACGAAGAAGAGGTGGATATCATAAGACGCTCCACCTCCATGCTGCCCGGTCTGCTGGCGGACTCACTGAATGATTATCTGGATAAAAAGAAGGAGTAGTATGAAAGAATTATGGCAATTAATCAAGATGCTGTTCTCAAGCAAGCCGGGTGATTTTGATACTCCTGAGCTACTTCCCATGAAGCATTATCCTTTCAAGGGATACCGTTTCATGATGTGGTGCGGACGGATGATATACCGTGCCGAGAACAAGGAGAACATAGATAGGTATATGCAGACCTATGCGGGTAAGGAGAGTATGACGCACGAAACCATACACCTGCGTCAGGCACAGGTTATCGGCTCATGGGTAAAATACTACTGGCGGTATTTTGTCGAGTGGATCAAGGGAAACCCTATCTGCCATCCTGCGAGCTCGGCATATTATACTATAAAATACGAAATGGAGGCGTATGCCAACGAGGGCAATCCGGATTATCCCGTGAACTATGACGGGAACAACCTTTCCCGTTATAAGATAAAAAGTGGCAGGAAGAAGCTGTACAAATCGGTTGGCGGCACTTCAAAAGCGTGGAAAACTTATATAAGAACTTTATAAAATTGATATTATGAGTGATTTGAATTTAGAAAATATAGTTGGCTTTAAAGCTGTGGATAAAAACGGCAACGAACGACAGGTGACCGTCGATGAGATGACAGAATTAGTTTCCGCACGGATTGTTTCCGCTGCATCAGAAATATCAACATTTGCTGCCGCTGCGGCAGCCGGAACAGATGAGTTTGAGGACCAGTTGCCCCAGTCCGACACCTTCTCTTGGCTCCGTACTTTGGACGGTTCCAAGAACCCAACTTTAACATCTTCTTCGGCTGCCGCGAAAGTCCTGGGAGAACTGATACCTGTTGTGAGCGAAACAAGCAACGGACTTGCTTGGAAAGGAGGCTTTATAGACAGATCTAAAATAACATCCAATATGTCTATTGACAATTATACTAATCCAGGAATGTACGGTTTAGATGGATGTCAAGATTCTCCATATAAATATGGCGGACTAATAATATTTAGAGCTAATGTTTTAGTTGTACAAATCGTGTATGATATGCAAGGTTCAAACAGGCCCCAATATAGGCAGAATTGGGCTAATCAAGGTTGGCAATCATGGTATTCTTTTTAACAGAGTATTGGCATATTTCACGATCTGGGAG